GGTCCGCACGCTCTATTCGTCGCCCCCGTTGCCGCACAGCCCAGCGTGCCGATAGACGCGCATAGAATGCTGCGCCGGTGGCTGGATTATGGACGCTCGCAACACATGGCTCGACATCTTGTCGCAGACACCGAAGCCGTGCTTGAAGCCGCCCCCACTCCACCAGCAGACGGACAGGAGGGGCAATCATGAAAGCCCTTTCCATCCGTCAGCCCTGGGCGTGGTTGATCGTCAATGGTCACAAAGACATCGAAAACCGCGATTGGTGGACGAGATTTCGTGGCCCGGTCCTGATTCATGCGTCCAAAGGCATGACACGCGACGAATATGAGGATTGTCAGTTTTTGGCCGATGGCCTTGGCATCGAGCTGCCAGAGTTCGGAAGCCTGGAACGAGGCGGCATCGTCGGGCGTGCCGTTATCACTGGCTGCGTGAAAAACAGCGACTCGCCATGGTTCTTCGGTCGTTATGGCTTCGTCATAGCGGATGCGGAGCCACTGACGTTCCAGTCACTCAAGGGTGCGCTCGGATTTTTCGATGTTCCTGATGATGCTATCGACGCCGCCCGCGCGGCGAAGGAGCGGACATGAGCGAGATCAAACCGGGCGCTCAGCCTGACCCCATCCGCGCTGCATACGAACGTTGCGCCCAGATCGCGGAGCAGTATCCGTTCTCGCCCTGCATTGGGCAGGCGATTGCGGAGTTGATCCGGGAAATGGCCAGAAGGGAGGGACTATGTTGATCTCCGTCATTGAGGCAGCGCGCGAACTTGGCGTATCGGCTCGCACCGTATACACCCTGGCCGCGCCCGGGGGGCCCATTCCGTGCCATCGGATCGGTGCCCGGATCTTGTTTAGCCAGGACGATCTTCAAGAATACCTACAATCATGCCGACATACCGAGATAAAGCGCGCGGTCGCCACATATTCGAGTTCGACCGTATTATCAACGGGCAGCGAGTCCGAGCTAGAAAAATACTTCCGAAAGCGTGGACTCAAGCCCAGGCTGACGCCTTCGAGCGTCAGGAGTCGGCGCGGCTCTACGCCGTCGCCAGCGGCGTCGAAAAGCCGGACGGCCTGATCGAAGATGCGGTACGGATCTACATCAAACACCGGCTGCCGTCGCTGAAGTCGGGCCAGAATATAGAGTCAGAACTATCGCTTATATTCTGGGCCTACAAAGGGCGCACCCTTTCCGCTCTAGCTGATGTATGCCGAGACTACGCGGAAAAAGCAACGAAGGATGATGGCTCGCCGCTCGCGCCCGGGACACTGCGCAACCGCATCCGGTATTTGACAGCGGCCTGTCGGTACGCCTGGAAAAAACACGGCTTGGGAAACCACGACCCGAGCGAGCGTGTTGAGATCCCCGCGGCAAACAACGAACGACATTTTTACCCGTCCCGGCGCGACATGCTCACGATTGCCCGGGCATGCTGGTGTCATTCGACGCGCGCAGCAATCCGGATCGCTTTTTACTCAGGTATGAGAATGTCCGAAATCATCCGGGCAGACAGGGTAGGGGAAAACTTCGTCTTGGCAGACACCAAGAACGGTCAGCCGCGGCTTGTACCAATCCATCCACGGATACGCACATGCCTGGGCGTGGCGCTGCGAGATCGGTTCTGGATGAGCAAGCGCTTCAAGGAAGCGGCCCGTGGGGTGGGGCTCGGGTATCTGCGCTTTCATGACCTGCGTCACGGGGCGGCGAGCGCCATGATAAACGGGGAGGTGGATTTGTATACTGTAGGAGGCGTGCTTGGCCACAAATCGCCGGTCAGCACCAGACGCTACGCGCATCTGGCTACCGATACGCTACGCGGGGCAGTTGGGAGGATTGGCAAGAAATCCCCCACCAAGAAAAATAAGAATCCTACTGATTTTTCGCCAAGTGCTTGATTTTACTGGTGGGTCGTGCGCGGCTCGAACGCGCGACCAACGGATTAAAAGTATTGTACGAGGCTAAGGGCAGAATGAGTTTTCCTTGTAAATCAGCAGGTTGCGATTTGCGAGAAGTGCGGGAAAACCCTTGTTCCGCGAGCGATCTGTCAAAAAATCCCCCACCAATTTTGCCTCACTTCGGCCAGGCCCCCACCACTGCATCCTTTCGGGCCGCACACTGCGCGTACTGCCTCGTCAGACCGATGTACGCCAGCCCCAGATCATCCCAAGAATCGGAATCGAACCCGGGCACTGGCGGGCAGGGCGCAGCCAGATCAGCGGGCAGCGTTGGCGGCGCTGACGGCAGCTTGCAGGTTGCGCAGCCGGTCAGCATCAATGCGGCAATCAGCAGGCAGAGGTACTTTGACAATCCGATCCCGGTATTGCGTGACGATTTTGGGAGAAGCATTTTCTAGCTCCGTGAGCTTGGCTTGCAGGGTTGCGGTCTGCGCGTTGATACGGGCCACATCCTGGGCGTATTGAGCCGCTGCGGCGATTTTCGCGGCAGTCTGGGTGCCGGTGACGCCTTCGTGGTATCGGTAGCGGCCATAGCCCCAGATCGCGGCCAGAATGGCCAGGGCGGCAGCGGCGGTCAGGGTGTAGCGGTTGATCATTGCGCACCTCCACAGACCCAGGCATCAGCATCGGCGCGGTTCACCAGGCCCGGCAGCACCCGGCCGCCACCCTTCACCCATCTGGCGTACTGCCGGCAAGCAGCCGCTTCCTGGCCCGCGTTCGTCAGCCGCAGCAACGTGGACGTGGCCAAGTTGCCCGGCCCCTTGTTGTATGCAAAATCGATCAGCGCGGCCCGCTGGTACTTATCGATCGGCACCCGCACCAATCGGTCCACTGCGGCTTGGGCCTTGGCCTGGTCCTTGCTCAGCAGGGTTTCGCACTCGGCCAGGGTGTAGCGCTTGTCGGGGATGATGTCGGGCCCGGTGTGGCCGTAGCAGACGGTGAGCCGCCCGTCACCGGGATCGGCATAGGGTACGTAGCGGATACCCTCATGCCACTGGATCAGCACGGCAGCGATTGCTGACGCACCGCCAGCGGCCGCAATCGCAATGGCCTGCTTGAGCTTGGCCGGAATCATTTGCGCAGCTTCCGCACAGCGTTCCACACCCAGCCGACGATCAGCAGCCCCGTGTACGCGAAGGTGCCGATGTACATCCAGTTCTGCCAGGTCACGCCGAATAGGGTGGTGCCGGTGATGAATGCGGGCGGCGTGGCCGCAAGCGGCGCGGCTTTGGAATCCACGGCGATATCGACACCAGCCCGCACGGCATCAGCCACGGATCGTATGAGTTCCGACAAATGGGACACGTTCGTTTCTCCATGAAAAAGCCGCCTCGTGGGCGGCTGGATGGGTTCGGTCAAAGGCGCGTCACGCGGGCGGTGTGAGCGGGCTGGTGTAGGTGATGGCTGCGATCTGAGTCAGCGCGTCGGCCGCATTGAGATCGATCGCATCGAGCTGATCTTCCAGGCCCTGTCGATACCCGGCCACGGTCGCAGATATCTGCACAAACGCCTCAGCCTTCGCTTGGACCTTCTGAATGAAAGTCACTCGGTCGATACCGCGCTTTGACGCTGCAAAATCGCACCACGGCGTGGCGACGGTGTTGTCTGCCGCGTAGGCCGCAGCTTCCGCAGCTTGCTGGTCCCAGGTCTCTTTCTCGAACTGAGGGTACGGGGCCGTATAAGGTGCCACATCAGTCTGCGCTGCCGCGTTGATTTCGGCCAGTTTGACGGCCTTGGCCTGCGCGAGTTTATCGGCAGTGGTGATAAGCTTGGTCAGGTCGATCGTCATTGCGGAAGCTCCAGGGCGCCGTCTGCGGGATTGATGATGGGCTGCGGGAAGCGCGCAGCCTCGGATGCGTCGGCCGCCAGCGGCAGAATGAGCGTGAGTTGCAGATCGCCACCCACGCGTTCGACCGGGCCACCGATGAACGGGCAGTTCACCGCGGGCGCCGGCAGAGTGGCCCCATCGGGAACGACTGAAAAATCGAATTCGACGCCATTGATCGTCAGTACGTCGCCGGCCTTTGAAACCACGAGCGTATCGTCGCGCCGTTGAGGGGAAAGAGAAATTTTCATCAGAACCACCTTCCAATAGCGAGCCACAGAATTCCGAGGCTCAATGTTGCGGAAATACCGGACGTAAAGCGAAGAGACATCCCGGTTGCTGTTGCCGAGGTGAATGACGTTATCGGTAAACCGCCATCAACGTCCCACGTAGCCCCAGATACGGCAGGGACATCGGAGAATGCGACAGGGAACGTATATGAGCCGGTTGACGACGATATATATACATTTCCATAAGCTGTCGTGATACCCCAGCTTCCCGTATTGACTTTCCGCCAGCAAACTTGAGTCCCGTCCGCGAACCTCGTGTAATTGCCGTTCGCATTGCTGCCCGATTCGATCAGCGCCCCGGTCGGCACGCCACCCGATTGGGAGACCGTACCCAACACGTTGCTGCGCGCGAAGAACAGATCGAGCAGCGGGCCGAGCGTGGTCCATGCGGAATTGGCAGCGTTACGCTGCTTGCGCAGGCCGCTGGCAGTGTCCAGCCAGTAATCGTAAGCCTGCGCCTGCGCGGATGGGTCAGAATCTGACACGTAGGTAGATGGGCCGACAGAAGGCGCCAAAACTGACTTGTCCCATATCTGATTCCCCGCAGCATCCTGCAAAATCTGCCGATAATCACCTTCCCCGTAGATCGTGGCCTGCCCGCGAGCATCGCAGACAACAGGATTGGTGTTCAGCGTCGACTTCGCGGCATCCTGCCACGTGTCCTTGGGGGTTGTGGTGTTCGGAATGTAGAAATACACTAGACCACCGACCAGCGGATTGCCATTGGCATCCAGGAATTGCTGTCGGCCATTAGGAAGTAGTTGGGCCATGGGGACTCCAAAATAAAAGCCGCGAATGGCGGCTTAGGGGAAATGAAAATGCTGCGACGTATCGGTCACGTCTTCGTGTTGCTTGCGTTCGTGCTGTTGTGCCTCACCATCAACTCAATGATCAGATATGGCACAGGCGCCGCCGCGGGCGCCGTTTTTATCGGCGTCTGCCTGGCAATCGCTTACATCCTTGGGGCATTCAAAAGCAATGCAAGCCGCCTTCCATGACTTTTTCCCGAGACTGCTGCACCACCTCCTGATTGGGATTGGTGTCGGCGCGCTTGGAATATTCATCATGGCTTTTCTTGAAACTGGCGAGGTGTTACTGCGCCATTTTTTTGCCAAATGCCGCGCCCGCTGGCGCCGTGAGCTTCATTAGCTGATTGGCGCCTTTCTCCGGCGCCTGGGGCATGACCTTTGCCTGCAAGGCATTGTTGATAGCCCGCTCATCGTTGAACGTTCGAATGGAATTTCGCACGATGTTCACGCCGGGCCATTTCCCGACACTTTCCAGGGCGCGATTGAATAAATTGAATGCCGCGGCGGCTGTGTTCGAGTTATTCACCGCAGAGCCGGCCGGTTGCGAGCCGATATAGGCGCCAACACGTCCGACAGCTCGGAATTGTTCGATTTCGGCAGGCGTGAAGAATTCCGCGAGCTTATCGGTGCCGATCTGGCTCAATGCTTTGTTGTAGCTTTCCTGTGCAAAAGTCTTGTCGCCAGCCGTGTTGGCGCCGAACGCCTTGTTGCGCAGAAACTCTGCAATCTGGCTGCGAACTATAGCCTTGGCTGCGGGGTCTTTCTCGAGCGCGCGCGACATGGCCGATAAATCCGCCGCGGTGCCGTGGATCACGTACTTGCTCACGAAGTTATCGGGGTCCACACCATCCAATGCGGCTTTCAGGGCCGGCGTCTGTTCGAGCTTTTCGAACCGTTTTCGTGCGAGATCTCTCGCCGCATCGAAAGCGGCTTTCGTTTCGGCGCCCACAGACGAGTCCACTGGCGCCGAATTTAGGGCATTGCGGACCTGCCCGATAGCCAGTTTTTCGGCTTCGCTGGCAAACTTGTTGCGCTGCGCTGCCGACAGGACCTGATCGATTCTCACGGCAGTATCGACGTTCAGCGGGATCTTGCCGCCGGATACGTCATTCAGGATCGAACGAATATTGGGCGGCAGGAAGTGACCAAGCATTTTTTCGTCCAGCGCATCATTAGCGGCTTTGCTGAATGCGGGCACATCCAGAGGCGCGGCGCGTCCCGACATGTCGCGGGCCGCTGAGTAGGCCGCGCTCACCGCCGCTTTATCTGGCGCGTCCGATGCGCGCAGCGCACCCATCAGTGCATTGCCAGCAGGTACCGCTTCGCGGGCCTTGTTGGCACCCATATCGCCGATATGTGACAGCAGTTGATTTTGCTGATTGTTGAACAGCTTGCCAAGCGAGTTTTGACCGCCCCCCATGTCAATGCCGCGCAAGTCTCGTTCGCGAGCGAATTGCATCGGATCTCGAGTGACCTGGCCGAGCGTGGGCTGAATGCCGAGCGCCTGAAAATCCTTCTGCCGCAGAAGCGCGGCGGGGTCGAGAATTTTCCCCTGCTTTAGGGCTGCGGCGACTTGATCACGCACCGCGGCAAGAACATCGGCCGGGACTTGCGACAGGTTGAAGCCTCTGGCGCCGAGTCCCGCCATCATGCTGTTGGCCTGATTTATCGCGGCCTCCGTTGGCATGACGGCCTGCGCAAGCTTGTTGCCGGCGCCATACATGAGGTTTCCCAGGCCACCCAAGGCAGGCCCAACCAGAGCGCCACCTAACGCGCCCATCGCGCCCTGGCCGAGCAATTGCGGCAACGTCACTTGGCCACCCTCGGGGGGCTGCATGATGCCAGACAGTCCGCCCATCGTGGCGCCGCGACTCATCATTTGCGGAATGCCTTTGGCCGCGGCAAGGTACTCACCGCCCAAGTAGTTGATGGGGTTGGCCATTGCCGACGCGACAGCCTGCACGCCGTTTTCCAGGCGCCCCACGGGCTCGGGAGTGACGCTGTCGACCAGGTGGTTAAATGCAGCGCCTGGGTCTTCCAGATTCGTTCCGGCATACTGATTCAGCAGCCGGTTGAACGGGTTGTTGGCAAAGGTCAGCACGTCGCCCACCCCATGCCCCAGGGCGCGCGCAGTCAGGCCGAGTTGGCGTCCGATCTGAGAAACTATGCCGGGGCCTTGGCCGTTCTGCGCCGGCTGAGGCGCGTCATAGTGCAGCGTGACGGAATCGCCGCCCCCAGGCATTTGATAGGTCACATCGTTGTTGCTCTTGGGGTTTTGCGGTGCAGCGCCGTTCAAAATCTGCCAGCCAGGATCGTTGGCGAGACTCGCGGGCGCGGGCGCTTGGTTGCCGGAAGGCTGGGCCGTGTTGGTGGGGCTCGAACCATTCAGGATCTGCCACCCCGGATCGGTCGATAGGCTCGCGGGCAACTCTGCGGCCTGCGCGGTACTCGATATGGCATTGGCAAGTCCTTCGCCCAGGCTCTTGAGCATGCCCACCGCGCGCGATACCTTGCTCACATATTTAGGGTCTTCGGCGTATCCGCCATTTTTCAGGGCCGTAGCAAACGCCGTGGCGTCGCTCCCCGTATTGAGCGCGGCCGGGTATTTGCGGGCCAGAAGGCTTGCATAGTCGGCCCCAAAAGCATCGGGCGTGGCATAGGTTCGGTAGTTATCGGTCGATCCGGTCTGGTTGTCAGTGGCCGCAGTGCCGGCGCCCGAGAAATCCTTGATGTTGCCTAGGTTGTTCGTGCCCGGAATGACGGACTTGCCCCATCCCGTTTCGAGGCCCAATTGGCCGAGGATCACATCGGGCGCGACACCGATCTTGTTGCCGATATCGACCGCAAGAGGCCCGTACTGTGTGGCGAAAGCTTGAATATCGGCCATTTAGAATGCTCCCAGCGCCGCCATCTGCGAATAGGATTTCTTGAACGAGGCCAGCGCGGCCGGCGAGAGCCCGTTCTTGTACGCCTGCATCTGATCTGGCGTCATGTTCCGATACTCCATCACGTCCGGCGTAAAGGCATGGCTCCATTGCGTCTCGAAAGCCGGCAGCGTTGCGGTATTGCCGCCATGCGCTTGCAGATAGGCTTGCGCGGCATTGTTCTTGGCAATGACGCCCTGTTGGAGCGCCTTCACGTACTGGATGGCGCCGCGCAAAGCTTCCGGGTTCATCTTGGTGGGGTCCGGCTGCCCATGCTCGAACGCCGACATGCGGGCGTCCGATCCCGAATAGCCCGCGGCGGAAGCGGCCTGCGCGCCAGCGTTGGCGAGGTATTTTTTCAGCGTCTGGTAATTGGCCGTGTCGTCGGGGGTAACTTGAAAACCCAGCGCGTTCAGGGCACCCGTAATCATGTGCGCCGTATCTGCGGCGGGCCCAGTCCCCCCTGAGATAGGATTGCCACTCATGGCGTTCAAAGCGTCCAATGCCCGGTCGTAGCCGTTGATGGCGGTGGGTGCTTCGCTGGCCGATTGCGTCAGCGCGTTGTAGCGGTCTGCCGAAGCCTTGGCAATGTCCGATTGGCCGAGCGCGGGACCGGTGGCGATGCCGGCTCCCGAGGCGCCAGACGCACTCTGCGGGCCACCCGCGGCGAACTGCCTCTTCGTCATTACTGATGGCGTGCCGGTTGCCGGATTGAAATATGGGACAGGCGTTGCCGCTTCGCCTGGAGTCATGGAGTTCTGGATGGTGCCGGCCACGTGCGGCGCCCCAGTAATCGGATTGGTGGCCACGATGTTGGTTTGGCCGCCAGTGTTGACGGTAGACATGAGGGGCAACACATACTTCTGTTGGATCTCGGGGGGCAAGTTCGCCAGCATCCCCGTCAACTGGCCGCGCAGCGCTGCGGGATCATTGATGTAAGGGCTGATGTGCTGCACCGTGTTGGCGAAGGTGCTTTGATCGATCACCCCGTTTTTCAGCATTCCGGTCAGCGTGTTCAAGTAGTCAGTACCGGTTGCGTTCGGGTTGCTGAGCAAGCCCACGCCGGCCTGCGCCACGGCTTCCGCCCGCTTTTTGGCAAGCGCCTGGGAATTGGTCTGAAAGGTCAGTTGCGAGTTGGCCAGATCCTGGGCATTTTTCTGGTAGGTGGGTATGTTGTATGCGCCGGGCCCCTGCGCCATGATCGACGCAAACTTGTTCTGATCGAGCTTGCCGGTAGTGGGATCAATGGCCTGCTTGTAAGCCTGAGAGGCCGCGACATTCGCATTGATCTGCTGGCCGAGTGCCGCTCCCTGCAGCATGTTGTTTCGAACGGCAGCGACCTGCAGCAGGTTTTGCAGCGGGTTCATCTGAACCGTGCCGCGGCCCGCATTCAACGGGATCGAGGGATCAATAGCCATCGTCACATTCCTCTATTATTTGATGCCGTAGAGCGTCACGCCAGACCCCGAGCCGCTGCCGGAGTTGTTTCCGAGCATCGAGTACAAGAGCGCATTGTTCCCGATGCCATTGAGCGCGCTTGTCAGCGCATTGGCACTTCCCACGGTTCCGGAGGCCTGTGCATTTGCGCCAGAGGTCAAGTAATTACCTTGATTGGCCGCGCTCTGAAGCCCATACGCCCCGGTCTGCGTCGCCGCGCTTTGACCGATGCCAAGCAAGCTCATGAGCCGATTCACATTGTTCGCCGCCGTGTTGTAGTTCGTCTGGAACTGCGTCAAGGCGTTGTTGTATCGATTCTGGTAGGTGTTGTCGGCTAGGCCAGAAGCGAACGTCTCGGCGCCTTTCAACTGCGCGCCAGAGAGCCCCAGGCCACGCGAGGCCGCGCTGTTGTCCACGGCTCGCATGCCCTGCGCATAATTCCACTCATAGCCTGGAGTCTTTGTCAGATCGCCGGGATTGAAGCTGAACGTTTGGTTCAGGATGTTATTGGGGTCTTTCGTCAGGTTGTCGAAAATGCTGCTGTAAGAGTCATTCTGCTGCTGTTGTAGCCGAGCCTGGACAGCCGCATTCAGGCCGTCATAGTCGACAGTGGACGAGGACGGCCCGCCCTGATTCGCGCCGCTGAGCAGGCCACCTTGCGAGGGATCGGAGTTCAGATAGGGTAGGATGCCCATGCCGCTAGGCGTACCACCCGCTCCCGAGGTGCCCATTGCTTGATCGCCAAACAAATAGGAGAAGGCATTGCGGGGGTTTCCGGCTGCTGGAGTTGCCGACGTTGCGCCG